GTCGTCACTTTGACTCCCGCCAAAATCACCGAAAAACCCAAAAAAAGACACATGAACCCACCCTTCGTAAAAGTGAAGACACCCCCCACTTATCCTTAATGTGGTGATATCGTTTGACATCAACACATTATTTTTTATTGGGGGGTCTCGTGCCGTCTCAAAAGTTTGAGACCCCCCGCCCGTTTTTTGTATTTTATATTTATTTTGCAATGGTCACATATTCATATTTAGTCGTTCTGGTTATTGCTGTGTATTTTAGTTCCTTGGTCATCCATCCCCAATCATGAACAATTATGTTCCCGTCTATGGTATCGCCTTGTGACTTGTGGCATGTGACGCAATACGCCATAAGGAAGGTTTTGTGAAAATCTTCTAATGTAATATTTACAAGGTTGTCTTGTCCGTCCCGTGTGGAAACGGCGGTTATGGTTCCCTCGTCAATCTCCAATAATGTGAACGCCTCATTATTCGCCGTGTCTTCGCCGTTCTTTCTGGCTATTAGTGGCATCCCCACATATGCCCGTGTCTCTTGTGGGTATCGGTCGGACTCGTCGGCATATTCTAAAAGTGTATATTTCTTACCCTTCGTCATCAACTCATTGACCGCCTTGTTTACCTCTTGGCGGGTTCGGTTGGTGTATGATATATTATGGCTTTGGCTCATCTCCTCAACGGTAACCCGCTTCACCATCTCGGCGGGGGTGTTGTTGTCGTTATAGACTTTTTCGGACGTGTCCCATAATTTTTTATCATATCGCTTCATGGTCGTCAATTCACAACGGCGGGACGCACAAAGCCACATAATAGCGGGGTGGTTAAAATAATTATGCCCGCCGTTTTCAACTGGTGGTAACTGGCGGTAATCTCCTACTAAGATAAATTTAGCCCTCGTCATTCGCTTCAACTCACAAAGCAACCGCCACAACTCGGCACTAATCATTGAAATTTCATCAACGACATAATATTTATATGCCTGTTTCCGTAGCCATTTAGCGTCTATGTTTCCGTTTTTGTCAATGGATAAAAACTTATGGATGGTGGAACCGTTCAACACTAAACACGCTTTATTGGTAAATGCCAGTTTCATGGCTCCCGTTTTTTCGGCTATCTTTTTCGCCACGTATGTTTTACCCGTCCCCGCACGCCCCAATATCATAAGCCCGTCGCCTATGTTATCGGCTATGGTGTCGGCTTGGTCGCTGTCGTTATATTGTACCGTCTCCCATGGTTTCACCTCCTGCGGTTCTGGTACGCCTCGTTCGTTGGCTGGTGTCATGTCCCCATAAGTATACGGCATCTCTGACTCCCGCCACCCGCCCCACTCGGGGTCTTTTTGTGGTTTTGTCTTGGGATCACAATTTACACATATGGCACAGTCGGTTTTTCTGTATATCAAATCCCCCCCCATTTCCTTCACCATATCATATAACATCATGTTGTTACGGTCTAAGATTTGGATATATAGCGGTAGCGGGGTTTCGCTGTGGAATGTCCGCTCCGTCTTGCCGTACATGTAATACTTGGTGTTATTGATGGTTAAGTTTTTTATGTAAAGGTCGGCGGTTTCTGCACGTTCGCCTATACATTCTAAAACACGGTTTTGGTCTGTGTCAATGTCCACCCTTAGGCATTTGCCTTCGGTCTTGCCCATCAAACCGCTTATGCTGTTAATCATAAGTTTTTGTAGGGCTGGGTATTTAGCCGTGTCTTCGGTGATTTTTTTAATAAGGTGGGTAAATATTTTTTTATTCTCAACGGTCACCCCGTCTGTGTCGGTCAATTCCTTTTTATTGTTGGCTGGCACCAACCGCCATTTAATAAGAGTTTCATTTTTTGCGGTCACAATGCCTTCTTTAATCATTTTATTTAGGATTGATGCACTATACCAATTAGCACCATGCAAAAGGGACATATCGGCGGTCTTTACATAATAAAGCCCGTTTTCCAATTTTCCGCCGTCATAAAGGTCAATTTCGCATTTTTCAACTTGGTCATTGAAGTCATAAAAAAGCCACTCGTCGGCGGGTGCGTTCATGGCGTGGCTGTGGCTCCGTTTCACATCCCAACACATTACGCCCTTGTAGGCGGTGTCGTGTTCTTGTTTTGGCTTGGTGTAGTCTAAAACTTTCTCGTCGGGGTCATTGTTTATTTTTATTGGGTCGTCTCCATGGGTTCTATAACCCCATAACGGGTCTTTGTTATCCCCCGTTGGGTTAATAAGCCCGTAATGCGTGCGGTTTTTGATATTTTCATATGACATAAGCCCCCTTACATGCGGGTTAAGCCCGCTATTAAGTTGTGCCGTCCATTGTTCCCCGTATGTGGTGAGGAGTTGCTTTTTTAGGAGTGCTACGGCTGATTGTCCCTTGTATGTTATGTTATTGTCTTTACAATAATCTATTATTTCTTGGTTGTTTTCCTTGGTGTCACAAATATATAAGTTTTCATTTAGTTTAAAATTTCGGATTTGGCCGTCATAGATTGTTAAATTTTCCAATGGGTACGGGGTTTTGTTTGCTTGTTCAATTTGTGTAATTAAAAATTGCGTCTGGGCATCCATTTTTTCTTCGGTTGCCGTGGTTTGCATAAATTGAATATCATTAATAATGGCTTCTTTTTTCTTGTGGGTTATGGCGTGCTTATCACACATGATTTTATCTTTTTGGCGTTCGCATATGGTTTTCACGGCTCCCTTATTGATGATTGGGTAAAAGTGGTTATTTTTGATGCGGAACACTACGGGGCTTTGTTTGCTGTTTTTTTCTGGTTTGTAATGGTGGAAAATCTTATTGTATGAGTCCAAGCAATACAAACTAACCCCCGCCACATCACACCATTTTTTTAATTGGGGGATACATACGCCGTCTTTTTCTGGGTCGTCATTTTCGTTAATTTTAAAAATTTCCGTCATGCGTTCGTCGGTGGTAATCTTTTTAAATTTTGGTTTGTCCCCGTATCGGTATTTTAAAAAGTCATATACACACATGCCCCTATCTTTGCACCATTCCTTATTCTCCGTTTCTCCGTCCAAATCTACCATGCCGTTATATTTCATAAATGTTTGCATCAATGAAACGGCGGGGGTTGACAATGACATAAAAGACATGTCAACGGGTTGGGGTTGTTCGCCTATTAAAAAAAGGTTGCTGTCTAGTTCTGCCCGCCCCGTTTCCGCCTCAATTGCCTCTTTAATCATTTCTTTAATGTTGGATTTTTTGGCATTGATGGTCAATGATTTCGTAACGTTTTGGGTTTCCTTGTAAAGTTTGCCCGTTTTTGGGTTCTTGCGTTGTACCTTATAGGTTATTTGGAAATTAGCAACGCCTTTTTCGTCCTTGATAAGTCGGCTACCTTGTAAAAAGTAGGTCTTGGCAATGTTTTTTTTTAGTTTTATGGTTTTTTTGCTTCTGCCGTCAAAAAACTTTTTACTTTTCGTGGAAATAAACCGCTTTGTCTCCTCATTATAAACGGTTGCGGGTTCCGTCCATAGGTCGTCGGATGTCCCCGCTTTTACTCTCTGTCTCATCCATTTTTGAAACTTTTTGGTGTATCCGTTCTTCTTTTGTCGTGATTTTGGAAAGACGCTTTTATAGGCGTATAGGTCTTCGGCTTTGGTGGTCATGGTTATATATATATACGTAGATATTCTTTTAAGTCAATTTTACGCATGGTGGTTTTTTGTGATTTCTATAGTATTTTTCCCAATACTATAGAAATATTTAGCGGTTTGATTAATAGCCGTATAACAATTTAAAAGAGGTTCCCCAATTACCTTTTTTTACATCCTTGTAATTTCTGGAAAGTTCATAGCGTTCCCGTTGCCGTTTAGCCTCGTTTAGTTTATATTGCTCTCCGTCTTGGATTTTAAGCCTATATATGCGTTGTGCTTGTTTCATTGCTTCAGTCCGTGCCATTTTTCTATATATATATATGTAGATATTCTTAAATGCTTTCAACCTTTTAATGCGTGTAAGGGTTCTTAAATCTCGTCTTCGCTACGACGTATTTTTATAATTTAAGCCCCAATTAAGCCCCCCGATCTATTTATTTAAACGGAATAAGTAAAGGTGTTGGTGGTGTTGGTGTCCAACTTCAAAGCCCCTTGGTACTGTCCCCATACGGAAAGTTGGGTTAATGCCGCCCCGTCTGCGTTCATGGACACTTCAAGGCTGGTAGTAGCCCCGACAGTGTAAAGCCCCGAGTAAATTGAGTCGCTTTCACTGCGTAGAGATTCAAGGTCAATTTCATAAAAAGCCCTTCCTGCCGCACTGTCCGAAATAAACTGACCCCCCGTGATGTCATTGGGTTGTCCAAAGTCGCCCGATTGGCGGGTAGAAGCCCGAATTTCCGCCACTGGTTCCGAGCAGTTATTAATAGTAGCAAGGGACGACGCTTTAATTTTTTGTGCTGGGTAGTTACGCCCGTTCATTTGAAACGTGTATTCCGACACAGCCCGATTGGGTCTTGCCCCGTGTCCGTCCGTTTCCTTGGTCTTTGCCAAATAAAAAGCAAAAATCACACGTGATAGACTTTGATGACTGAACCCGAGATTCTGGTTAATGAGGCGTTGTGTTTGTTGGATTGCACCCCCACGAGAACTTCTCCAGTCGTCGAGAATCATAGTATAAACGCCGCCGTTGGAGGCATCAATCATATTTTGGGCGGCTGGGTCTAGCGTAACTACGTTAGCCACAAAAGACACTGGCGAGATTGTCACGTCACTGCCCGCCTCAGTTCCAGCAGACCCAGAAATAAAGCAATTATCAAAAGTGTCAAGCGTAAGGCGAATTGTGAGGTTATCCTGATGGAAACATGGCAAGTACTTACTAGAACTCCACAACGCTGTTAAAATGAGCGGAATACAGAAGACGGACGTTTTAATCTGGGAATTGGTGGCAGTAACTAGGGAATCACCAGCGAGTGTAGTACTACCGCTCATACCAAATTGGGCGTTACCGAGGCTTAATTTATAAGCCGTGGAGGATTCGGAGTCTAAAAAGATATTGACCAGTTCATTATAATTCTCTATTACACTAATTGTAGACGATGAACTCAAGATTTCAACTTTGGAGATGATGTTATGGATTCCATTACGGCTTACATTCAAATTATAGGTGGCACCCGTTCCTGCACGTTTTGCATTTACTGCAAGTTTTACATATGAATTCTCAAAATCAAGGTACGACCCCCGCACCATTCCTGACGGCAATTTAAGGTCTATGGTCTGGGTACATTTGAAATTGGTACCATTGGCACTTGGAATCTCCAAACGGGACGAGGAGGCGGAAATCGCCTGTTCACGTTTAGATGCAAAATTAAGTTCTTTACTGGCTACTGCTACGTTAGAAGACATGATTATTTTATAATATTACACTATAAAATAATTCTATAGTTTTTTCATTTATTTATTTTTTGTTAAAATTCGCCGTACCCTCATAGGCTTATGATGGGCGTATATTCGCTATGGAGTTGTGCCGAGGATTGGATTGAATTATAATACTTAAATTTTAAAGTAATTGCCCCCAAAAGGGTTGCGGTGGCATCACCGCCCGCCCGTTTCATTTTTAGTTTAATTAGTTGGGGTCTAGCATCCACCAATAACTCGCCCGTGCTGTTTACTCGTTGGTCAAGGTCGCTCCAAATACCTATAACGGGTCGCCCGTTGCCCGTGGTGTAATGATTGAACCCGCCATTTTCATAAGAAATTAAAATAACCTCGTCGTTTCCTGTTCCTGGGGTGCTTGTTTTGAAAGTACCGCCCATTATTTCAACCGTGCATACTTGGGAACGCCTATCACTGTAATATGAACCCGTGGGAATAATCCATTCAAAAACCCCTCCGCTATATCCCGAAGTCTCGGATAAATCCAAAGTGACGTAATCACACAATTTTAAACCTCCGCTACTGTCTTTCGTGCAACACATTGTATATGTATAATCTAAATATAATATTTTATTTTATGTTATTTTTAGCAATTTTCAACCCCTGAACTCTGCCCGCATTTTCCCCGCTTCCGCCCGCAGTTTCCCCGCTTCTGCCTTCTGTTTCTTGCTACGTTCCAAAAACGCCTTACCGTCTCCATCTTCCAATACCTGAAGCCCCGACCGCCCAACCTCCGTAGTCAATTTTCCCGTACGCTGTGCCATATCCCCGCCTGCTGACAGTGCTTCCGAAAATTTTTGGGCCCTTGGGTCTGGAATCATCGCCACCATTGGGGCGGCTTTTGCTGCAAACTTACCCGCCTTCTGTAGGAACTTGCCGCCCTTTCTGGCTCCGATTGATGCACCATGAGCAATTTTATGCCCGAGTTTTCGCAATTTTCGCTTCAATTTTGTACCGAAACCCATGATATAATAACTATAGATATTTTATTTATCATCGCCTTTGTCCTCCGCTGGTTTGGTGGGTTTTTCCGCACTGTCCATTGTGGGGCGGGGTTTGTCGTCGTCATTTACCGAATTTAAAAAGTATCTGTAATTTATTGAATCTGTACGCTTTCTAAAATATTCTATAGATAGGGTCAAACTCCACCCCAACCCGTTAAAATCTAAATAGTTGTCGTTGTCGTCTTTCAATTCAATGTTAATAAATGAGAGGGCGTTTCCTAAAATATAATATTGTGGTGTGGATGGCTCAAAAAATATAAAGTTGCCTGGGGCTGAATTTACTAAAACCTTTGATAATACGCCGTTGGTTTTTCCGAACGAATTAATATTTTTAATATTCATATTTTCACTGCGTATATATACGCTAGATGTCCCCGCTAAATTACATGACTGGTTAGATGTATATGTTACGGTGGTTTGGGGAAGATTAGTCATGCCCAATTCTAAAGACATTGTTGAAGATACTATAGTTATTTCTGTAGGGCTTAATATTGTGAATTTATTCGCGTTTTCATCAAAGGTCATTACAAGGTTGGCGAGTTCCGTATATTCTGGCATTTTAAACTGGCGGCTAAATTCATCTGCTATATTGTATGCGTTATAGTTTCGTTCTGGTAAGGTTACGGGGATATCCTCAATGTTAGTACGAAATACCAAAGTATTGTTGCCTATCTCGTCCGATATATTATACCAACTATAGGGGATTTCCGCATCCAATACCGAAACAATCATTCCTATATCTGCCCGTGGTGCGTCAATAATAGTTTCTAAAAAAAAGTCACATTTGCTACCGTTTTCCGATGTGACCCCGTCTTTACTTTGCAAATATACGGATAGTCCGCCCTGTAATGTGTCGTTGCTTCCGTGGGTGGGCATTATTATATTACGGCTATATTATTTTTATTTTTATCTGCCCTGTCATCTCTGTCTTGCATTTCTTGCTGGTCTGGCGTAAAATCTAAATTGCTTGAACTACCGCCCCTATTAAGAGTTTCTGCCATAAATCCGCAACATTTGCTACGGGTGTGTATTTTCATTTTATAGATTTTCCAACTGCACACGATGATAAGCACCACGGCCGCACCCTCTAACCCCAGACTTGAATATGTTGAAAGTTGTTCAAAGTCCATTTATAATATATTCTATAAATTAAATTTTTGCTTAAAATCTCGGATTGACTGACGCAAGGTGGGCTTATTCCATAACAGGAAATAAGAAAGATAGCCCGCCCTTGTTGGGTCATTCGTTTGTAAGTCTTTTTTATGCCGTGCCAAATAAGCCCGCTTCCTTTTTTCATCTTTGTGAATTGTAAAATTATCGTGATCGGGTGACCCAAATGAGACCACTTTTATTTTTCCATTGTCTTTAAAATGTGCGGAGTAGCGTTTGTTTTTGTTTTTACTTGCTGTGACTTTTAACAGTTTCATTTTATTATACAATTAGATATTTTATAATGCGTTTACTATTTCTCCCGTAAATGAAGTACCAGTGCCTAAAAATTCCATCTGTATGTTAATGTCCCGTCCCGCCCAATCCGTTATGCTGTCTGGCCACGTCGGGGGATTACCTACTGCGTGAGTTTCCAATAACGTATAAATCCTTAATAGTTCTGACGATGAAGACAGATACACGACACCTTCTAGATTTAACGTAACCAACTCACCAACATCATGTCGTGCATAGGCAATAGCGGTTGATATGTGCGGTTGTTCAATCCACGTACTGCCAGTGTATTTTTTAAGATATATTTTCGGAGTTTGACGAAGAATCGTTAAATTCTGGAAAACACAAGACACCCTAACTTTCCAAATCCCAGCATATGCATTTGATGCTAAGTTCCAATGAACATCACTCCCATCCTGTCCAAAATTAATCGCCGACCTTACAACAGTACCGAAATAAGTACCATAAATATTAGCACCATGTTGTGTCACTGTTGGGTTATGACCGCCCGTGTTTGTGGCGTGTAATTCCACAAAGTAATCTAGCCCAAAAGTACCATGAGGTTTTGCCGCCGTGTCGTCATATGTTTTCCAATCAAAACAATGATATGTGCAAGTATAATTAATCGGTAACCCATTGCCACATTGGAACGTATCCGCTATAATCCGCTCAGTTCCTATATATACATCTAGTCCTCGCCCTATATAAACCTCGGACGGGGTCTCATGGACTTCATCCGTGGTATTGTTCTTATATAACAGACTATAACTAACGCCAGTTGTTATAGTGTTCGGTAAATTAGTTAAGGTTAAATCGCCACTTACCTCAAAATCAGTTATGCTTTGTGTCCCCACATTGAGAGTTGCTACCGTTAGAATACCCTCTATGTCTGCATTTCCTTCTACGCCCAAATTACCGCCTATAGTTGCATTGTCGGTTGTGTTTACAATTGCTGACGATATAGCCCCCGTCAAAGTGATGTTCGCCGTTGACAAAACACCGCCGGTTGCGTTAAAGGTTAGCCCAGATTTTGATATTTGGTTGGTTGCTGAATCCAAAAGCAATATATCCGTATTTGAGGTAGTTGGGACGATTGGTACGGAATTTAACGTTAATACGTCGTCACATTGCAACTCATTATAAATCCTTGTTTGTGCTGTATTGGTCATGATTAATTTGTTGCTATTGATAACGTTACCATCCACGAACAGATGTCCGTTTGGATGGAAGTAGCGGTTGCGTACTGCGGTACCATCATCATATATATCTATTCTTCCATTACTATTGTTGGCACCCAACAATACAAGAAGAGGGGTAATCGTCTGTACTTGACTCCGTATTGAATTGCCTACTAAAAGGGTTGAATTTGGAATATAGTAGAGGAAATCGTCTCTCACTATATCATAATTCGTTCCAATGTTTGAGTCGCCGTCTAAAAATAACAACCGGCACAATTGATTAGTTGACGTTACATCTTTGGAATTAATTGTTGTATTGCCTGATATTGTAATATCTTGCGTCCCAATTGTAACCGCATTCGCTACTGAACCGTTTAAAGTTCCGTTGAACGTCCCACAGTTTAATGTTTGGGACGAGGTGTTATAGTTGAAATTGCCTCTACTTACTAAAACGCCAGTGTCCGTGCTGTCACCATTTATAAATGGGATACGGCTGTTACCGGCGGTTGTGTTATTTAATGCTTGTATTGTTATGTCGTTCGTTATTTGTAAATCCGCCACTGTTAATCTAGTGTCCAACGGGTTAAATGTCATGGTGGTGTCACCTGTCAAGGCGTTATTAAGCCCAAAAAATGCCACCTCATATCCAATGTCTGCGGTTGATGTAGCGGGGGTTATTTCTAAGCCTCCCGTTACTTGTAAATTAGGGACGGTTAGCCTATTTTCAAAACAATTATATGTCATACTGTCCCCCGTCAATTCGTTACCATTACCGAACATAGCAACCGCATATTCCGCATCTTCCGTTGATGCGGTGGGTGTTATCATGGCATACGTGGTAACCGCCAAAATTGGGACGGACACATAATTAGATATTATCAATGTCCCCGTTGATTCATCAAACCTTAATTTATGTGAAGAAGTCAATAAACCATCAGGGGAACTAGTAGTAGGCGTGGCACCGTCTATGAAAGGGATTCTTAGTCCCCCCGTGTTGGTTGGCGTGGTTGTTTCAATATTTACTGCCCCCGTTAAATCGCCCGTTATTCCTTGGTTTGCTGTAATATATTGGGCAGTCAAATTTTCTAAAACCGTCATATTTTCCACGGTGACCGACTCCGATATCGTCAAGTTAGTAATTGTGACAAGCCCCGTAAAATTTGCATTTACCGCCGTTAAAAGGTTGTCTATAGTGGCATTTATTGCTGTGATTAGTGTGGCTTTAATTTCTAAAAATCTTAATTCTTGCACAGTAAGGTTTAAACTCCCAGAACCGCTTATTGATTTACTCATGTTTATAATATAAATAATATAATATAAATATAAATAAGATGGGTTTTGTTTTAATAATTTTCAGTGATTTACAGCGTAGCAGTATAGTACAAATGATTAAATTTAAAAAAATGAAGGACATGATAACATTTACGGGCAATAAGGTTAATTACTACTCCGTGAGGCGTAACAACGACCTTTTAAAGTACAAATCAAAAAAATCAATTTTTGAAGTCATCAAGGTATGATGCAATATGAAAATGCATTTCTATTGGCAATTTATAAGTAAGTGTTTTTAGTACATGGCGTGATTGGATATGGTTATATAGCATTTTTTTATACTCCATCTTCCAAAATAACGCCGTCGTTTTCTTGTACATCATCTTATAAATTCTGTAGTCTTCTTGGTTGTCTGTACACCGTAAACATTTTTTATAGAGTGCTGATTTTTCCGTAACTACCATTAACTAAACTCAATAATAAAATTTCCTTGTTTTGCCGAGAAGGTATTTTTCGTCTTTTTTGGCGTTTTTGGTTCTTCTTTTATTGGTTTCATAAAATCAGGCTCGAGCAGATTCATTTTATTTAAACTGCACCGTTCCAAGAGTTCGCACACGTTGTCGTCCAGTTTTGGGAATTGGGCTTTGTAGTAGTACCTATCATACGGCGTATGCATAAAATGCACTTTTGCTGGGTCTACCTCAAACATATCACTCTCCACCGCTAGACGGCGTTCTTCACTGCCGAAATGGTCAAAAAGAAAGTCTTCAGTAATGGGCATCCAGTTAACAAGGGCTTGTTCTTCTGGATTCATCATATATATTAAATACTATAGATTTTTTTATTTCATTTTCAACCGCTGGTAAATTTAAAATATTTATAATTATTATATGGACATCATGGAACAAACCCCCGACATTGACGAATCCGAAGTTGTGGACATTGACGAACCCGAGCCAGTAGAAGAGGTTAAAAATGAATTGGAAAAGCCAAAGAAGAAGCAACGCAAACCACGAAAGCCGATGAGTGACAAACAAAAAGAGGCGTTGAAGGCTGGTAGGGAACGGGCTAAACTGAACCAAGCCCGACGGATGCTAAAGGAACGAGAGGAGCGGATGAAGGAAGAAGGGACACTAGAAGAAGAAGAACCCGCACCAATTAAGCCCCAATTAAGCCCCGTAGAGGAAGAAGAAGACCCGATCTACCAGAAACCCGAAAAACCCGTGGGAAAGAAGCCAACCAAAAAGCCTTATAAAAAAGCCGTAAAAAAGCCCAAGGTTGTTTATGTTGAAGAGAGTTCAAGCGATGAGGACGACAGCGACAGCGAGGAAGAACAAATTATTTATGTTAAGCGTCCCAAGAACAAGACAAATAAAAAGCAATCAAGGAAGGTAGAACCCCGCCACTATAGCAACATAGAGGAAATCACCCAAGAACTACCACGTTTAATTTTCAAATAAATTAAATATAGTTTATATATAACATGGTTCAACGGGTTATTTATTGTTTGATGTCCAAGGCCAAAAAAATATTTTACATTGGAAAGACCCGCCAAGGGAGCCAAAGAATGGTAAAACACCGCCACGATTTTAAAAGATTTGAAAAGGGCGATTATGGCTTTTGTTCTTCTTATAAAGTTATTGAGTGTCCCGACTGTGAATTTTTAATTTTAAGATACATTGACGATGACGAGAACATAAACGACGCAGAGAAAAAAGCCATAAAATATTACCGCCAAAATACAGAGTATAAACTTGTGAATATCCTTCACAACCACTAAAAATATATTATAATATTATATATAATGGACGTAAAAATAAATGGTGATGATAATGACCCGCTAGGCTATAAGCGTATAGCAATGAACGCCGACCACCGATTAGACACGGACGCTTTACAATTTGTGCCAGCCATGCGGAGTTTTAGTAGTGGCTTTAATTTACTACTTAATGGGGCGAGTGGGAGTGGCAAAAGTAATTTGCTTGTAAATATGCTACGGTCACAAAATGATAAAAAGCGGGGTATCCGTAAGAGTTTTAAAAAAATATTTGACAACGTTGTTGTGGTATCCCCCAGTCTCAAAACATTAAAAGATGACGTTTTTGATAATTTAAAATATCGTTTTGATAAATGGGACGACGAAACCATGGACGCATTGGACGAAGTTTTAGAAAGGAACGACGATTTGGACGACGACGAGGAAATAGAAAAAACCCTTCTAATTTTGGATGACTGCGGAAGCATGCTAAAAGGCGAGACGGAACGCCGTTTTAATAACATGGTGAAAAATAGACGGCATAAGCACCTTAGTATTATTTGCGTTACTCAAAAATTTAAGGACGCATCAACGACCCATAGAGCAAATTTAACACATTTTATAAGTTTTAAGCCCCGTAATGCCTTGGAGATGGAAAGCATATATACCGAAATGATAGGACAGGAACGTAAATATATGCACGACATTATGAACGGGTTGTTTAAAAAAAAATATGATCACCTTTTAGTTGATTTTACCCAATCTACCAATAAAGCAGGGTTTCAATATTACTCTAATTTTAGACCCGTTGACTTTGTAAAAAAATAATATATAGGGTATTATTATAAATGGATTCTAAAAAGCCCCCCGTCAAAAAGTCAAAGGCTAAAAAGCCAAAGGTAAAGAAACCAAAGCCCAAGCCCAAGACCAAGCAAAAACAGAAACAGGCACAAACACAAAATGTCATTATTAATCTTTCCGATATCAGGAAAAGGACACGACGAAAGATGACGGGAAGCGGGACGGGGCGTCCGCTTCCTTTGTCGTCTTTTTCTGGTTCCGCCCAAGCCCCCGTATATGTAAATCCGCAAGGTAGTGCATATCGTGACCTAATCAGGCCAATAAAGGAACACCAGCGAGAAATGAGGGCGGCCGCCCAAGATGATTTAAGACGTGCCGACCAGCAGCGGGAACTTTTAAGAAGCGAATTCAAAAAAAGCCAAGCAGGGCAAAGTGCCATAAATAAAGCATTGATTGATGCACTACGGGAGACTAAACAACGGGGGAATGTAGAACAGGTAACACCCCCGCCGACGGCGGGAAACTTGGCGAAACCTACAAAAAAGCCGACCGTGGGGAATTTGGCTAAACCCGTAGTAAATTTACCCACAATTAGAGAAGAGCGACAGAGGCCGGAAAGGACACCTGAACAAAAAGCAAAGTACGCCGCACGGCGAAAAGAATTGAAGAAAGAAAGGGAAGCCAAGGCACTAGCCGATAAACAAGCAGAAGAAGAGGCTAATAAAGCCAATAGGGTAGAAGTAACCCAAGCCAACAAGAATAGTAGGACTAACGCCAATATGGAAGAGAAGAGGACTTATAGTACCGACGAAGAACAAGACACGGGCAGGGCGTATTTTTCAAGCGGATTTTAAAATAATATATTATATATAGTAAATGACAACACGGAAACCAAGCACGGCACACCTAGCGAAACTCACAAGCGGTTCTTATGTCATGGGAAGTAAGGATTCTAAAAAAAAACGTGTCACCGACACACAAAGCCACGTAGCCAACACCGATTATATAGTTAATCACAAATACAGCGACAGCGGTATAACTGTGTACCAACATAAAAACGACCCCAAGCATTTAGTAATTGCCCACCGTGGTACAAATGTGGGCGGGGATAAGGGATTAAAAGACGTTGCCAACGATTTAACCCTATCTATGGGACTTAAAGCAGGACACAAAAAAAGGTTTAATCAACGGAAACGAACAACCGAGAAAGCAATTAGGGAACTAGGAGGCGGTAAGCCTACACAATTACATGTAGTCGGGCATTCTTTGGGTGGTGGTACTGCCAATTATGCCGTGGCCCAGTCTCAACTCGTGAGAGATAATTTAACAAGCCTCAACACGTTCAACACGGCGGCACATCCGATTTTTAACGGCGATTTGAAAATATCAAAGGCGGAAGAACGGAAACTAAAAGGTAAAGTTGTTCACCACAGGGTTGAAAATGACGCAGTAAGCCTAGGCGTAAAAGCATATGTCCCGCTTGGTGGCAAAGTTGTGACACGGAAAGCCAAGCCCGTTAAACAGAAAAAGCAAGGGTTTTTATCTAGGTTGATTTCTAAAGACCCGCTAATGAAAGCCAAAAATATGGGAACCAAAAGCCTTGACGCACACAGCATGAGCCAATTTTTACCCAATGAGGACGATTAAATTATTTTATATAGACATATATATATCATGCCACCAAAGGTAAAAAAACGAGTTGGGAAAAAGTCTTTAATCTGTTGGAACAAGGAGGGTAAAACAATATGTGCGGGAAAATCCACATTTGCCAAGTACAAGCCCCGAAAAAAGAAGAAGGTTGTTAAAAAGCCAGTTGTTAAAAAGGCGGTTGTTAAAAAGGCGGTTGTTAAAAAGGCGGTTGTTAAAAAGGCAACTAAGACGGGTTTTACCAAGGCAAAACAAAAAATGCTAGACACTATCCCACTAAGTATATACGGTACTGGGATGATTAGTATGAGTGGCGACGAGGCGGTAAAGGCAATTAAGAAGGTTAAAAAAGATGGTGATTGGGAAAGCCAGTTTAAGAAAATCAGGGCTAAAATAGACGAATCCGCCAAAATGTACTCGTGATTTTCTTTAAGTACCCTTTTTTATGGATAAAGGCTAAACAAAAGATATTTTTATCGTCATTTAAAAGTTTCTACATATATATATTAAAAATGGCGTTCTGTTCAGTCTGTGATTATTCATGCAAAACCAAAGCAATGATGACTAGCCATTTACAATCAACCAAGCATTTGATAAATTGCCATGAAAAATCCGAAGGATTGGTTGAGTTTCTTATGCATTCTAGACTCCCGAAACGGGATTTTAAACATGCAGATTTCCAAGAGGTGAACATAGCCGATTTGGATTTTAATGAAAATGATATAATTTGGGATGATGACAGCGATTATGATATTTTTGAGGACGACGACATTATCATGGATTCCGATGACTCATATGACGACTTTGAGGAGGTAGAGTGCCGTTGCGGTCAAGCATATCTAAAAATGTATGAACAAGCCCACATGAAAACACAACAGCATATTGAGCATGACGCAAGATATAATTTTTAAAATTATGTATATATATATGGCTTAAAGGTATACGTCTACGTATATATATTAAGATGAAGACGTTTGAATATTTTGATAAAAAAATTGGCGGTGATATGTGGGGCTTGGTTAATGAATACCTAGAAGATGACAACAAACAATTGAAAAAAAATGTTATATTTGGATTGAAAGAATATTTTTACTTCAACCAATATGACGAAGAACGATACCCGCACTTTAGGGCATGTGATAGAGATTATGAACATAATGAATATGGAGATAAGATTTATTATTATATGTTCTACGAGTAATAATAAAGGACAAACAATAATTTTTTTAAAAAAAAAGGGTACGTTCTTTAAGTACCAAAATAAAAAATAATGTTTTGATGTCAAACGATATCACCACATTAAGGATAAGTGGGGGGTGTCTTCACTTTTACGAAGGGTGGGTTCATGTGTCTTTTTTTGGGTTTTTCGGTGATTTTGGCGGGAGTCAAAGTGACGAC